GTTCATCGTCGGCAAAAAGAAATGCATTACCTTTTACCGCCATGGGAGGGTTATCTTCAAAGTGATCCTGCCCGTCATCAATGATTCCGAAAGGAGTTAATTCATTCATCAGTTGTTCATCATTCATTTCTCGTAACTGACTAATAGTATTTATATCAGTTAATTCTTTAAAGAATTTCTGATTAGATACCCAAGCAAAGAGTACAAGTCCCATCACAAGATCATCATGACATCCAGATTCGGCTTCCCATCCTACACCTTTTTTACTGAATGTTGACAATTCTTTAATCGTATCAAAATCATTTATTATCAGTTGGTTCTGTTCAATCAACAATTTCAGTATAGAACAACCTACCGACTTAACGGTTTTTGTTGTTCGTACACCCTTATCAGACTTTGATGAGAATCCAGTAGTTAATCGTTTCCCGCCGCGGCCGGCATTTTCAGTGAATAACATATTCTCATATTCAAAATCTTCATATAATGTACTGGAGACTTGTTCGCCAATATCATTAACCTCAACAAGAATTTGTGCTTCATTATAGAAAGTACCTATTCTATGGATTACTGAAGAATAATCCATCGGAGAAATCATATTGTCACGATATGCACATACTTGCATATAAGGCATTTGAGTGGTGTCTATGACTTGAAATGCCGAATAATCTAATCCTTTACCGCGAGAAACATCAACCACAATAGTGTAATTGTGATCGATCACCGGTCTATAGAACATAGACAGACCATTCTTTTCTTCAATCGGTTCACGATACACAAGTTGTTTTAGTTTATTACCTGATATAAGTGTACCACTACTACCTTGAAATTCACACTCCATTTCTTGTGCGAACTTCTCAGTGTCAAAGTCCAGCGCGGCGAGCGTTTCTTGTTTCCAATTCTCGTCGCGACCAGGAACATCATACCACATTACAGATACAAACTGATATCCATTTTTACCTTCTCGGGCACCTTCACAAGTTTTATAAAAATGATTCAATCCGTTTGGTGTAGATGTAAGCAATATTTTTGTGGTTGTGCCTGAAGATATTGTTGGAAATACTGCGGCGAAGAATTGATCCCAGTTCGTAACGAAAGCTGTCTCGTCAATGTATAGGAAAGATACGGATTTGCCACGAATAGCAGTAGAGGAAGTAGCGGTTGCGATGATCTTTGATCCATTTTCAAACTCTACTGATCCTTTGTTCCATTCCACGACTCCTTGTTGTAACCATTTTGGTAATGCTTCGTAAGCTGTTTTGATACGATCCAATATTTCTCTTGCAGAGTCTCCTTTATCAGCGAGTAGAGCGACAAGTTTATGATTATTGAAAAGAATATAATGAAGTATAAGGCATACAGCAGTCGTTGTTTTACCAGACTGCCGCGCTGTAACGACACATGTTCTTCGGTTGTTTGTTGTCTTTTCAATGATATCTCTCTGATAATCATATAGATCAATAGGTATTAAACCACGATCTACATGGACTATTTGAATATATTTTTCTGAAAAATAAATCGGATCAGATGAACAAGTTACATATTCGCGGATCATATCCTCCGTCCACGAAATATCTACACCGTGTCTTTTTAAATTGGTGTTACCCAAATACGATCTATATTCTTCAATATCTTTAATCGGTACTGACATCATTCTCTTGATTAATCATTTTTAATAAATCACTCGTAGACCCAACAAATAAATTATTATTTACGGTGTTGGGTGACACATTTTCTTGTTCAGTATTTAAGAGTTTCTTTTTCTTGTCGTGAAGATCAATTAAATCTTTATTCAGTTCGCTCATATTTTTAATCAGTCCTGAGAGAACCTCATATGATCTAGGATGTTGCGATTGATCAGCAATTGTTAATAACTCATCCATTGACCTAGTACCCTTCTCTATTAAGTCGTACATATTCTTACGAACATATGCTACATCTGTTTCTGCCTGTCTATTAGAGGACATAGTAGGTTCATAAGTTGTCGGAATGTTTTCTTCTTTTGGCATTGGAGTAAGATCAAGAACTTCACCGATTATATCATCTGACATATTATGCTCCATCATCTGGGAATGTTTCATCTATGTCCACTATATAACCAAAGTTTTCATCAGAAGAGATATTATTGGAAGAAACAGTCAAAGATGCGTTTGATGTAGCCGCGCCGTTTGCTGTTTGACCTGGTGTGACTGTAATTCTCGATATAACATCAGTGTTGCCAACAGCATCATCAATGTCGTTAAACAGTGTCGCATCATATAACTGAGTATTCGCGAGTTTGATGATCTCACTCTTCTTGGTAGGTCCAAAGAAGAATCCTTTCATCGTGTAATCAAAGGTAAAGATCAACGACTTTCTTTCCTCAAACGAACCTTCATACACATCATCTTGTGAGGTGCCTGTTAGAACCAGAGGAATGTCAAGAGTAATATCTGGATCAGAAATCAACTGAACTGTCGTTGTCCACTCAGGAGTAAAAAACGGTAGAATCTGTTCTATGATCTGAGTACCGTCATCAACAGTCTTTACAAAAATTGACAAAGAAAACTGAATATCATAAGGCACTGGGTTATACTGGTATCTCTTTTGATCTTCATCCGCATCTGATGGTGTCGTTACAAATCGTCGAATTGTTGGCAATTTTCTCTCAGGCGCATAACTAAACCCGGTGATTTCAAATCCCATTCTCGGTAATGTAATTGCGAATGGCTGATCCATTGGATCGAGGTCTTGATCAACTCCATCAATACGAGCAAGAAACTTTTCTTTTGGTCCATATGCGAGAGGAACTTTGAATGATGCCTTAACATTACCATCAGAATCTTTGCGATTAATCCACACATCGTTAAATAATGTGCCAAACAGTATGACATATTTTCGAAGTGTACCATGTGCGAAAGTTTGACCAAACATATTAGATAGACCCTTCTGAGAAAGGATTTGTTTCGGTGAAGTCTATAATATCAGCACCGGATGACTGGAACGTAGCATTCTCGGAAAATGGATCATCAGTAGTGTAATCAGGTGCGGAAACTGGTCGTCCAGTGTTCGCGTCCATAATAATATCACCGTTCGCATATGTTGAGTCGGCGTTTGACACGGCAATATTTTCAGAATATAATTTCTCTAAATTGTCAATCTCAGGAACGCCTGTATTTAAATCTTCATGACTATATTCAAACAATTCGCAACGCAAATCATAACACTGTAAGGCACCCATTTGATAAAAGTTAGGTGCTTCATGTTCAGTAATCTTGATAACATATACTTTACCGGTAAGTGGGAAAAATATCAAGTCACCTTCTTCAGGCCGAACCTGTATTTCTGGCGCGCCTATTTCGTTGGAAAATACTCTCTGTGAAACAGTGAAGGTAATTTCATCACGAATCTGAATATTGAACTTAGAGAGAAAGTCACCTTCACCCTCAAACCCCTCAACATTCTTAATATACATTTCAACCAGATATGCATCATTATAGGAGGCAACGGTAACTTCTCCAAAAATATCATCTTGTTCATCAATTGTTCTCGGGCAGTAATACAAATCATGACCGTAGATTTTAATTGATTCAATGATCAAATCTTCGATTAGATTTTGTTCTGCATAACTCTGAAAATTATTGAAGAAGACGTTGGTTGTCATGTAATTATCCCAACATATCAGAAACAGGGAGGGAATAATTGTTAATCATTTCTTCTTCCAATCTCTTAATTTCGGTATCGGCATCATCGTATATCTTATTGCCATTAAATGTCACGCCGCCCGGTAATTGTAATCCCTCAAACTTTGTTAGGTTTGAACCCCATTGCCTTTTAATGAGTTGTGCAGTATAATGTTGTAACCAACGATCTGCCCACACATCAGTGTATACATCAGGATCAACAACCTCATAAGCCTCCACTAACAAATACTGCCCAACAGTCATAGTAGATTTAGTTTTGTCGAGGTGTAAAATGTCGCGATGGCGATTATAACGTATCGGAGTTTTGCCAACAAGCATCTCTTGAACAAGTCCAAGATGTGTCATTGTCGCATAATAGTTTGTAAGTCCAATATTAGACAATGTATGCATGTCGTTGAGTGCGATTTGATACTTTATATTAAACAGATCACCAGTGGATGAGGTAGGATCGCCGAGTTCAAATATCTTAACAACACCAATGATATTCTCGGGAAGAGTAATCGACTGCGTTGATATCGTATTCGCGTCTATCTGATGTTTATAATACGTTTTTTCGGTTCCATCAAAGTGATAATCCCAATAGAAACGTATTGCCTGGTCAATACGATCGTCGACTTGATCGTCATCAACGTTGATCTCGATGACAGGTTTGCCGAGTGATCGCAGGCAGTATTCTTTAAAATCAGAACGTGTAGCAGGGACTGCCATTTGATATCTCCGTAATTAGTTTGTCTCGGTGTTATTTATATAATCAAATTATTGTCTCCAGAACTCAAGACCCCGCACATCACTTATAACTTGTGGAGGCAAAACATCCGCTGGCTTTCTACAATAGTATTTTATTTTAGAACTGACATGATGCATATCAGACAATCCATAGACTTTATTATCCTTCTCTCTATGTTTATTATATAGATTTTTATAATCATGTTGATAATAGGGTTGTTCTATAAAATTATAGATTGATTTCATAGTCGCGTCTGTATTTTCTACTAGATCAGAATATTCAACTAAGAGTATGTTATCCTTTAATTCGCCCGACAAAGCATTTTTCAATCCTGTATATGCTCTTCCTAGAGGACCATCTGATGCGATATACTGACAACGTGTAAAATCATTCAGAGGAAGATTATTGGATTGTAGAAACCTATCAATAAAATTCAATTTCTTGTCTTGATTTCGCGAAATCATCGCGATGAAAGAAGTTAACACTTCGTCGAGATTTCGCACAGTACATATAATCTTTGGATTTTTTATATCAAAATATTTTGAAATATATTCGGGTCGGTGTGTCCAACTTCTATTCTTATCAAAAATAATATCTTCTTTTACATCATTATAATAATTGTATAATGAAGATTGCAACATGCTTTTTTTATACGCGGGTTTTGGATATGATTTATACAGGTCATTATTTTCTATAGAAGATTCAAGTGCGACGATCGAACCACATACAGGAGAACTTGGACCACTATAAAATGTAGGATTTTGATTTAACAAAGCAGACAACATTGAACTGCCGCTTCGCGGAAGTCCAGACAAAAAATAATAAGTTTTCATAATCTACTTCTCAAAGAAAATACTCAGACTAAAACGATACTTTGGACCTAGTCTCGATTGCGGCCGGATTGTATGTGGAATTTCTCCATCAAACCAAATGATTCTTCCTGGCACAAATCGCGATCCAAAGATAATATCGTGGTTCTCGTTCTTATCATAGAACAATGTCTCACCCGACCAATGATCTTGCCAATCCATATTTACATAATATAGAAAAACATTTTCGTTGATGTGTGTATGTGTCCAATGTGTGTTTGTACATACATCATTGTTTACAATACAACGAATGAATTTGTCGGGATTAATTTTCTCGTGTAAAGGATGTCCCTCTACAAAATCAGAAAAGAAATTGATTGAATTGAGTTTTTCGGGAGTCCACCGAGAGAACATATATTGTTCGGAATTGTCAGTATTATCAGACCACCCTATCTGATAAGGACATTTTTTCACCGACTCTTGTATATCAAATCTTTTTGCTAAACTAAAGACATTATCATATACATCAACTCCTTTTATAGGAGAGTAGTGTGTTATCTTTTTCATTATAAACTTCCATTGTGTTAGTCTTATATCATATCACAAAAATATATTACTGTCAATCTAAAATATCCAGATGATGTTTTACGAATGGTGTGTTCCAAATATATGCTGAACCAGATGAACCACCATTATCGTCATCCAGATAAGAACCAACCACGATTCTACCTGATCCTACCGCAACTGATCTACCGAACCTGTCATTTGACGCAGCATCACTGGCAACTATCTTGGCGAGTTGAGTGCCATCCAGATCAAAGATATATGATGAACCAGAATCATCACCATCACCATAAGCACCAACCACGATTCTACCTGATCCTACCGCAACTGAGAAACCGAAACTGTCACCCGACGCACCATCACTGGCAGTTATCTTGGCTAGTTGGGTGCCATCCAGATCAAAGATATATGCTGAACCAGTCTGACCACCATTGACGTCATCACCATAAGAACCAACCACGATTCTACCTGATCCTACCGCAACTGAGTGACCGAACCTGTCACCCGCCGCAGCATCACTGGCAGTTATCTTGGTTAGTTGGGTGCCATCCAGATCAAAGATATATGCTGAACCAGACTCACTACCATCATCGTCATCCAGACTAGCACCAACCACGATTCTACCTGATCCTATCGCAACTGAGGTACCGAACCTGTCACCATTGTTAGCATCACTGGCAGTTATCTTGGTTAGTTGGGTACCATCCAGATCAAAGATATATGCTGAACCAGATGCAGAACCATCATCGTCATCCACCAAAGCACCAACCACGATTCTACCTGATCCTACCGCAACTATTTCCCCGAAATAGTCAGTCGCCGCACCATCACTTGATTTTATCTTGGCGAGTTGGGTGCCATCCAGATCAAAGATATATGCTGAACCAGACTGACTACCATTATCGTCATCACCCGAAGCACCAACCACGATTCTGCCTGATCCTATCGCAACTGAGACACCGAAAAAGTCACTTCCCGCAGCATCACTGGCAGTCATCTTGGCGATTTGAGTGCCATCCAGATCATAGATATATGCTGAACCAGACTGACTACCATTATCGTCATTACTATAAGCACCAACACAGATTCTACCTGATCCTACCGCAACTGAGTAACCGAACTCGTCACTTGACGCACCATCACTGGCAGTTATCTTGGTTTCATTGCTGGGTGTAGTGGTATCATCATATTCATCAGTAACACCCATATCCTCTTCATAAAAACTTAGGTCTCTGCTTAAAAAACTACCAAATGTAGATATATTTCTATAAGGCATTTACAATGCTCCAATTGTGTCTATAGCACTCCAAGTTGTATCATCTTCTGTATCAATGCTGTTTAACTTGTTTTTGTTATCCTGATAACGACCGAGTAAATCACCGAAGGCCACTCGCATTAGGTTATCTTTGTCAACAATCTTCTGAGCAAGTACATCAACAGTTTCACCACGATTCGTGGACATTATTGAAATCATTGGTACAACCGAAGTGTTATCAGCAAGGTATCTCTCTGCTTCAGAAACCTGTACATACCAACTTTCCCTTTCTGACAGAGGGTAGTCTTTTACCATTTCTCCCGACAGATATGCAAACCGTTTCTCATTATTCTGATCTTTTGTTTTATGTAATGCCAGAAATTTCTTCTTACGGTCTGCATCATCTTCAAAGTATCGAGCTTCAATCGTATAATTTAAAATATATGCATCACCATTTCTAGTAATATCAGCATATCGTAAAACCTCATCCCACGCAGTCGCTGGCCGATTTGTGTAGGTATCAACTTCAACTACATCATCCGGTAAAGTCTCGCCCCTTTGAATATTTCCAGTGAGTTCATTATTCCTATAAGGAAACTCAATAACGTCACCTGTTGTTGTATCTATTCTTGCGTAATTCATATTAGTATCCTAATTGTCTTTCAATATAAGTGTCGAAATTTTCGTCCAGATCATAGATATATGCTGAACCAGAATCAGTAGCAGTATCGTCATCGAAATCAGCACCAACCACGATTCTACCTGATCCTATCGCAAGTGAGACACCGAAATGGTCAGCATTCGCAGCATCACTGGAAACTATCTTGGCGAGTTGGGTGCCATCCAGATCAAAGATATATGCTGAACCAGAACCAGTAGCACCGTACGGAGGATGTCCGCCAACCACGATTCTACCTGATCCTACCGCAACTGATCTACCGAACTCGTCATCTGCCGCGCCATCACTGGCCTTTATCTTGGCTAGTTGGGTGCCATCCAGATCAAAGATATATGCTGAACCAGAATTAGAACCATTATCGTCATCGTCATAAGCACCAACCACGATTCTACCTGATCCTATCGCAACTGAGAAACCGAAACTGTCATCTGCCGCGCCATCACTGGCAGTTATCTTGGTTAGTTGGGTACCATCCAGATCAAAGATATATGCTGAACCAGAATTAGAACCATTATCGTCATCACGATAAGCACCAACCACGATTCTACCTGATCCTACCGCAACTGATCTACCGAACAGGTCACCTGCCGCAGCATCACTGGCCTTTATCCTGGTTAGTTGGGTACCATCCAGATCAAAGATATATGCTGAACCAGCTAGACCATCATCTGCATCAGCACCAACCACGATTCTACCTGATCCTACCGCAACTCCGGCACCGAACTGGTCACCTGTCTGCAAACCGGTACCTTCTATAATGGCGATTTGGGTGCCATCCAGATCAAAGATATATGCATGACCCCCGCCCGCCTTGTAAGCACCAACCACGATTCTACCTGATCCTACCGCAACTGAGAAACCGAAAAAGTCACCTCCATCAGCATCACTAGCAACTATCTTGGCGATTTGGGTGCCATCCAGATCAAAGATATATGCTGAACCAGAATTAGAACCAGCTAGACTATCATCACGAGAAGCACCAACCACGATTCTACCTGATCCTACCGCAACTGAGAAACCGAACTGGTCATTTGACTCAGCATCACTGGCAACTATCTTGGTTTCGGTACTCTGTATGGTTCCAGTCAGGCGATTAAACGATTTGTGCAATAGTTCGCCTTTGTCACTTATTACTATATCACTTGCGCTGTCTTTAAAGGCCATTAGTATCCACTCTCCCAATCTTTTACATCGAACGGTGTAATAACATCTGGTGTGTCCCAAATATATGCTGCGCCAGCACTACTACCATCACCATAAGCACCAACACAGATTTTACCACATCCTACCGAAATTGCGGCACCGAAATTGTCACCTGCCGCACCATCATTGGCATCTATCTTGGCGAGTTGGGTGCCATCCAGATCAAAGATATATGCTGAACCAGAATTAGAACCATTATCGTCATCCAGATAAGCACCAACACAGATTCTACCTGATCCTATCGCAACTGATCTACCGAAATAGTCACCTGCCGCACCATCATTGGCATCTATCTTGGCGAGTTGAGTGCCATCTAGATCAAAGATATATGCTGAACCAGAATAAGTACCATTATCGTCATCACCATAAGCACCAACACAGATTCTACCTGATCCTACCGCAACTCCGGAAGTGCCGGAGGCGAATGGCGCCGATCGACCGAAATAGTCGCCAATGTCACCATCACTTGGTTTTATCTTGGCGAGTTGATTGCCATCCAGATCAAAGATATATGCTGCGCCAGAATAAGAACCATTATCGCTATCCCCCGAAGCACCAACTACAATTCTATCGCATCCTACGGCGACTGATTCACCGAATCGTTTACTCTCCTCTACATCACTGGCAACTATCTTGGTTATTAGAACACCATCCAGATCATAGATATATGCTGAACCAGAATTATTCTCATTACCGTCATTGATACCGTCATCAAATAGGGCACCAACTACGATTCTACCTGATCCTACCGCAACTGATCTACCGAACCTGTCATTTGACGCAGCATCACTGGCAACTATCTTGGCGAGTTGAGTGCCATCCAGATCAAAGATATATGCTGAACCAGCTTGACTAGCATCACCATAAGCACCAACACAGATTCTACTTGATCCTACCGCAATTGAAGCACCGAACAGGTCACTCGCCGCGCCATCACTGGCAGTTATCTTGGCGAGTTGAGTGCCATCTAGATCAAAGATATATGCTGAACCAGATGCAGAACCATTATCGTCATCACCATAAGCACCAACACAAATTCTACCTGATCCTACCGCAACTTGCCCACCGAAATAGTCCGAATCCGCAGTATCACTACCAACTATCTTGGTTTCATTGCTGGGTGCAGTGTCAACATCTCCTGATCCGTACATAAACGGAATTCCACTCTGACTCAAAACTGCAACGTTATTTACTTTAAATGTCACTAAATTCTCCAATACATATTGACAAATGAGTTAAATATAAGTATAATTGTATTTATACTAAAACAATCCTCTTTGAGAACCTTATTATATGAAACTTTGCTTTGTTGATACACTCGGCCTCTGTTATGATGGATCCACACTCGATAAAAGAGGATTAGGTGGTTCCGAGTCCGCAATCATTCTAATGTCAAAAGAACTTGTTCAACTAGGATTCGAAGTTACTGTATTTAACGACTGTATACACGACGATGCAAATCCAGGCATCTATGACGGTGTTACATATCGTTCTCTACATGACATAGAACAATATCATAATTACTTCGATATTTATATCTCTTCAAGATCAGTGGTTTCATTTGCACCCAACTCAATGAAAGAAAGATTTAAGTGGGCAGACAAACTACCTAATCTTGAAAGTGTCGCAATGACATCTAAACATCGTGTACTCTGGATGCATGATACATTCTGTGATGGTGATGATCTGATTGAAGACTTTGTATTACGAGGTCGCATTCATGAAATCTTTACTCTGTCTGATTGGCATACATCATATGTAACAACATGTAATCACGGCAAACAACGAAGTTATGAAACACTGAAACAATATATTTTCCAAACTCGCAATGGTATTCAACTTCATCACGAATGGGTAGATGTAAAAGCAAAAGACCCCGATCTGTTTGTTTATAATGCGTCAGTTACAAAGGGTATGATACCTCTTGTGAATAATGTGTGGCCGATTGTCAAAGAAAAACTACCTAATGCGAAACTCAAGGTCATTGGTGGTTTCTATCGATTTCGATCTACACATGGTCCAGATCAACAGGAACTTGACTGGCGAGATATGGTTGATAATCCAGTTCACGCAGATAGAGACATAGAGTTTACTGGTATCATATCACAAAAAGAAATCGCTGACATACTTGTGAAGTCTTCATATATGATATATCCTTCTGCGTTTCCTGAAACATTTGGCATCTCTACACTTGAGTCTCTCGCATATAATACACCACTCATTACTTGTCGTTTCGGCGCACTTGAAGAAACTGCGATTGATGTTGCTTGTTATAAAATACCTTATCCAATACAACCAAACTTTCAATTACCGTCAATTGATACCGATATTCAATCGGCAATCTTTGCTGATGCTGTTGTTCGCGCATACAACACTCCTTATCTACATCAACAGAAGATGTATGCTTGTAATCAAGTCAAAGATATTTGTGCGTGGTCAACAGTCGCATTACAATGGAAACAACACTTCTATAAACTAATGGGTGACTTCTTATCAATCCAAGAATATCGTAAAGTGACTGATATTAACAATCGTGTTCATAAAGTATTTGGTCGCCGTTTTCATAACTACGAAGAAGCGACCATTCGCAAACAGATAGAGAAACCTATTGTAGTTATTACTGCTGTTTATAATGCAGAGAATTATATTGACAAGTGTATTCGTTCTGTTGCGGCACAGGATTATGAAAACTATCGGATGATTATTATTAATGATGCATCAACAGATCGCACTGCTGAGGTGATTGAAAATACAATCGATGAAACTGGTCTTGAAAACTTTGAGGTGATTACTCGTAAAGAAAATGTGGGAGCAGTGTTCAATCAAATATCAACCATTCAATCAAAATGTGACCCAGAAGATATTACAATGATCCTTGATGGTGATGATTGGTTAGTCAATAATTCAAATATCTTTAACCTGTATAATAATCTATATCATGATGGCGCAGAATATACCTATGGCAGTTGCTGGTCGTTAGTTGATAAGATACCATTGATTGCTCAACCTTATCCACCAGAAGTCAAAGCGAATAAGTCTTATCGCGATTATAAATTCAACTGGAACTTTCCGTATCCGCATTTAAGAACTTTTCTTGGTAGACTTGCCTTGGACCTAGACGCCACACTGTTCCAAGACGCGCAGGGCGAATGGTATCGTGCAGGTGGGGATAACTCTACCTTCTACAACATCATTGAACAGGCAGACCCAGAGAAGGTCGTATGCGTGCCTGACATCGTATATAACTACAACGACACCAATCCAATCAACGACTATAAAGTGAATGGCACAGAACAGAATGAAACTGCAAATAACATTTTAGGAAAAAATATGAAGAAAACTAAACGAATATTGATTGCTATTCCCACAGCGAAGTATATTGAACCAGAGACAATGAAGTCAATCTATGATCAGATTATTCCAGAAGGTTATCAAACTGAGTTTCAGTTCTTCTATGGTTATCAGATTGATCAAATTCGTAATC